ATCATCAGATATAAATCTGGTTGACAAAGTTTTGTTATCCGATTTCCAAGCTACCGATTCTACTAATCCTGATAGGTTGTACTTTGAAATAAAGCGTGTTAATCTGTTCTTATCCATAGTTTTTATAATTATAATTTTTTATTATGTTTCTTAAAGTAATATTAATATTTGAATTTTGCAATTAAAACGAAAAGAATTTATCTGCTTTTGTAATTTTTAATTGAAGTTTCCCCCACTTCAATGCAGTATAGAAATCTTCCAATTTATTCTGCATTTCATGCTCAAAAATTTTATCGTAATCAATATAGGTTTTTATGAAAGACTCTATTTCTTCTGGATCATCTGCTCCTTTAAATGCAACGGTTTCCAAACCAAATGGATTTTGCTTTATATACACCCATTTCATCTTGTCACCATTACGCATTGGCGAATATTTGAATCCGCAATTAAAATATTGCAATAATTGGTTATACGTCCATGCAGCTTTAACATGTGCCGGAGTTCCGGATACGAATTGAAACATAGAACCTTTGTGTGGAGTATATTTGCTCAACTCCTTAACGGAACTACTTTTAGCAATATCATACGCGTTGATATTGGGTAACGACTGTTTAAACTCTAATATTTTTGCCGTCATAGTTTCCTTATCATATCCTTTCAGGATTTCAATAAGTGTCTGTTTCATAAATTTTTGAAATGCTTTCGGAAATGATGAACGTACTACATCCAATCCTTTTACATCCAACTTATCCATTGGTATACCATTTTTCAAAATAATCCACTGTGCATATCTTTTCTTTGCAACCCAAAATCCTGCTCTACTTATAAATTCTTTTTTAATCTCAAATCTATGCTTATCAATATTAAAAAATCGTTTACTCATTAAGTCATAGAATTTATTGACATAATTTTGTGTCTCACCTGCTATTTCATTGACAATTTGACCAATTTCATTATCAGTCATTTCAGAAAAATTACCATATCGTTTTTTTAATAATGGTACAGCAGAAAAGAATACTGAATCAGTATCTACATAAATATTATAATCAACATCCTCTGTATTTAACTCTTTATTATATTTAATATTAATCATATCAGCGGTAGATTTAATTACACTCTGACCACTAATTGTTACTGCTTCCGCGTTATCAATGTCGTAGAATCTAAACGATGGCAATCCCAATACACCGTATAAAGAGTTTAATAGAATTTTCTGTACCAACTGTCGTTTCGCATAGAATTCATATTTATCGGTATCACCCTCATCACCATATTGCTTTTCCAATTTTCTAAATTCAACTCGCAAGTCAAACCATTGTTCCAATATTTCAGGTATGCATCCTTTTTTATCTTGTCTATATACAACACCATTTGATGAAATAGAATATCCTGTATCAGATAGAAATTGTTGTAATTTTTCTCTTTTAATAGTCTTACCACCTATTTGATAACTATCATCTAATCCTTTGATATATCGTTGAATATCCCATCCATCTATTTTACCAACTTTTGTTTCAGGAGAGATATTCAAACTCATAATTATCGAAGGATATAGAGATGTTAAATCCAAGTCATATATCCAATCATGTTTTCCAACAATTGGGTCTTTTACATATGCACCAATAAATTTTTCATCCTTTGCATCATCATCAATTGCACCACTTTCTCTCATAGCTGCAATTTGCTCATCGGATTCCTCTTTATCCATTTTATTAGGTGCAACCAATCCTCTCTTACGCAAAAAGCATAATAACGCACCTTCCATAATTCTAGATGAAAAGAAAACATCCTCATATGCAACATGCCCAGCATGCGCAATACCTCTACACAAATCGATAAATTGAAGCTTCTTATCTAAATCAACAATCAGTTTAACATCTTCCAAGTTGTATTTAATGAATGTATGAATATCATTTTTCATTAATTCATCAAGATTACCACTGTATTCAATTTTACCTCTTCCTAACTCCAAATTTGCAACAGTATCCAATCTGTAATTATCCAATTGTGTATAAGTGTATTGCTTATATAACACAATATAATCCAAACATGACACACCTCCTATAAACCATCTTTTTCTGTATGGTGAGTAAAAAACTTCCTTTATAGGAGATAATCTTCTTGCATTTCTTTCACCCAATAGATTTTTTATTCGATTGAACAAATATGGAACATCGAAAAAATCAACATTCCATCCTGTTATTATAGTTGGATTTATACTTTCATAAATTGTTAAAAACTTACGAAGTAATTCGGATTCGTCGTCAAATGGATATACAGTTACATTTTCTTCTTCCGTATATTTAACATATCGATGCTTATCTAATACTAACACATAGTACTGATCAGTAACGGAATCATGTAATGCAATAGATGTTATCTCATTTTCTGCCTTAGTAGTATCAGGCAATCCACTATTCATTTCCACTTCAATGTCAAATGTAACAATGCGATGCCCCCTCGACGGTATATCAGAATCTAGATACGTATCTACTAACACACGTGTTACTTCCGGTACATCCGACTCAAATAGGCCTTCATCATGTTTGGAAAATTTAAATATTTTGGTCAGTCTATGACCATAGATAGATTCCCATTCACCGTTTACAGCTTCTTTAAAGGCGTATCGTTTGTATGGAAACGTTCTATACCCCTGGACATCGTCCCAGATATGGATAGTGTTATTATTGCGCTGAAAATAGATGTTTTGGTAGATAACTCTTTAATTTTAGTTGAACCAAAATATAAAAAATATTATTCTAAGTTGCAAACAAATTATGAATTTTGTGCAATAGCATTTGCATAGATATGAATTGGTTTTATACCAACAAATCTAAAAATCTCTACTCCATTTTTTTCAATTATTACAGTAGGTACTGATTTTATTCCATATCCTGCTACTTGCTCATTATTTTCATCAATATCAATGCTGATGAAGTCAACACCAGGATATTGAGTCGATAAATAATCAAGCATAGGAGCTAGTTGTTTACACGGGCCACACCATGTAGCGTGAAATTTTTTAACCGTTATCATATATTCACTAATTTATATTTTTTGTATTTCTTTTAATTCTTCATAATATGTCAACAATGCATCTACCACTGAATGTCTATGGTTTATTAACAATGTCATTGAATCCATATCTTTAACTTTTTTCGCAGCAGATAGTAAGAATTGAAATCCACTTTCTTTTTTATTTTTTAAATCTACCTGTTGCGTATCACCACATATAACCATTTTACTTCTTATACCCAATCTACTAACAATCATTTCCATTTGATCGTTCGTACAATTTTGCGCCTCATCTACAATTACAAAACTATCCAAAAATGTTCGACCTCTCATAAACGCAACCGGTACTATTTCTACCTGTCCATTTTTTATAATATCATCAATCTTTTCTTTGTTATACAATTGATAAAAATTAGAATAAATTGGTTGCATCCAGGGATCCATCTTCTCTCTCAAATCGCCAGGTAAGAATCCTATCTCTTCCTTACTTACAGTTGGTCGTGTTATTATAATCTTTTGTACAGATTTCTTAAATAACATATCAAGTGCAACTTGACAAGCAACTAATGTCTTACCGCTTCCTGCTTTACCGCTTAATACGGTAATCGCATTATTCATTATTTTTTCTTTTGCCTTTTTCTGTTCTTCGTTTAATTGTAATTGAAAGTTTATTGGTTTTTTTGGTTTATCTTTTGCTTCTTTAATTTTCTCAGTTATTTCTTTGTACTTAGCCGATTCGTTCTCTGCCATAATTAGTAGTTTAAAATTGCACTATAAACCTTAAATTTGATTGATATAATAATAGGATTTCCATTTTCCCATGTCAATTTACCAAAATCAATTTCTTTTATAAATCCTGTTAACTTCCATTCGGATATCACAGTTCCAACAGGATCAAGTAATGTAACGTTAACTAATATAGTATTACTTTGTAGTTTTTTTAACACATCCATTGCATCACGTATTTTTGCAGAAGTAGATGGGTGAATTGGGTCATATAATTCAAACACTACATCCTCCCATACGTAAGATTCATCAATTCTATTTAATGTTAATGCGGATACTGATTTGGTTACATATTCTGGAATAATATCAAATGGTTCTCCAAATTTTACAATAAATCTATTTGCAGTTTTTGGTTCAAAACTTTTCGCATAATCATCATTTGTTATACTTTCATGCTCATTCATTTCCTTTTTGTTTTAGTGTGTTTAGGTTCATATGGACAATGTCTACAACCCGATCCACAGCAGTAACCTCTACTTTTAAGATACTGTTCTGTAAAAACTTTGTACCCATTCTCTATGTAATAAATATCGGAATTAGAAATTTTTTCCTTTATCTCTAATTCCGTTATCCAATCATCTTTTCTATGCATAATTATTTTATTTCACATGCTCCACCTGCACACGCCAATTCACCACTCAAATCAGTTTCGTCATCTAATTCAATAACCTTAGATAAATCAATATTAACAAGTGATTTCATCATTTCATTATATTTTTCTTCCGTACAATCTTCGAAAGGTGCTTGTTTATACGTG